AAAGAGATGGTGATGGTCTAAAAGGTTTAGTTGGAAGATGGCTACAAGCAATTGATGATGTTGAGTTCAGAATTAAAGAGTTGAAGAAGATAGGTCGCCCGATTGATTCAATCACAGTTCTATGCCTAGGTGATTTAGTTGAAGGATGCGATGGTCACTATGACATTCAAACCTTTACAGTTGAAGTTGATAGAAGAGACCAAGTAAAGATTGCTCGCCGTCTCCTAAGAGATGCTCTTATCCGCTGGTCAAAGGTTGTCCCAAATATCACCGTTGCGGCAATTGGTGGAAACCATGGTGAGAACCGCAAGAACGGTAAAGCCTTTACGACTCTAAACGATAATGATGATGTAGCCCTAGTTGAGTCCGTTGCTGAAATCTTCCAAGCCAACCCTGAAGCCTATGGTCATGTCCGTTTTGCTATCCCAACAGATGAGTTGAGTCTTACAGTTGAAGTCAATGGAAAGATTATTGGAATTACTCATGGACACCTTGCCCGTAGCGCTGGAAGTCCTGAAGCGAAACTTCGTAGGTGGATTGCTGACCAAACACTCGGGCGCCAGTCAATCGGCGATTGTGACATTTTGGTCTCAGGTCATTATCATTCATTCCGTCTAGCAGATTGGGGAGGAGTCAAATGGCTACAAGCACCAGCCCTCGACGGGGGAAGCGTTTGGTGGAGACAGTCCAAGGGGGAGGTTGCGGATGTGGGAGTGCTGACATTCCTAGTGACCAGCGAGGGAGTCTCGGACATCCAAGTATTATGAACGACCCAAGGGACATTGCTTTATACGCCGCTGAATTGGTCTCAGGAGAGCGACAGGACGCCTACGGGCATCCGCTCGATAACTTTACTCGGGCATCAAAGATATGGGCTGTAATCCTCGGCTGTGAGGTTTCTGCCGAGCAAGTTGCCCTTTGTATGGTTGGCATGAAGGTAGCCCGTGAGGTCAATCAATCTAAGCCTGACACGGTGGTAGACGGGATTGGCTACTTCCTCACCCTAGGCATGATTCAGGAAGAGCGCTTACGAAGGTTGAATTCCTAACCCCAGTTTGATATACTTGTGGTGTCAGAAAGGTGATGCCATGAGAGAGTTCAGAATCTCAGAGATTGATGTAGCGAAGATTTTATCCAAGGCTCAAAAACTTGCATCCCGTGGCAAAAGCAAAGGTTTAAGTGGCGGGTTTGAGGTTCGTATTGAATCACGCTCAGAAGTAGTAAATGGCGTTCAAGGCGAGTATTCAGTTTTAGTAATTGAAGGTGAGCCAGTCAAGTTCAACGGCTGGCAGTTTGTCGGAGTTGCTGAGTTTATTGAGGGCAAGGCTTTAACAAAGAGCATTGCAGGTGGAGTTGAAATCAAGTCATCAGATGTAAAAGTTGGCTATTGCGAGCATTGCCAAAAGACTCGTTCTCGTTCCAAGGTTATTTTTGTTCAAAACCAAGAAGGAAAGATAAGTCAGGTCGGTTCCAGTTGCGTCAAGGATTTTCTTGGTTGGGAGTTCAGCGCCTCAGCCTTGGTAACCGAAGAAGATTTCCAACAGGAGTTTGGCGGTTTTGCTGGTGGTAGTTACAGCGGATTCGATACTTTGGGAGTTCTAGCAACAGCGGTTTGTGCAGTTGAGAAGACTGGCTATGTTCCTTCAGGTAGCGGTCTTTCTACAAAAGAGGTTGTTTGGGATAAATTAAACGGTGGTTTCCACGGGCTTTCTAAATGGAGAGAATTAGTAGGGCAAGAAGTCACAGATGCTCACCGTGCCAAGGCTCAGGAATTGCTTGAGTTTGGAAAGAACTTTGAAGGCGACTCAGGTTACGCACAAAATGTCAGGATTGTCAGCGGATTGACTTTCCAAAAGTACAGCACAGCAGGAATCTTGATTAGTTTGCTCAAGGCTTACCAGCGTCAAACTGAAGAAAAGATTGAGAAGAAAGTTTACAAGTCTGAGATTTTGGCTCCAGTCGGAGAGAAAATTGAGGTAGAGGTAACCGTCCTTGGCGAAAATACCTTTGAATCTCAGTTTGGATTGACTACTTTGTACACCTTCGAAAGCGGGGAGTATCAGTTAAAGTGGTTCTCCAGCCGTGGCTTAAATGTGGAAATTGGCTCTAAGTTAAAATTAAAAGGAACCGTTAAAGGTATTGATGAATACAAGGGAACCTTCTCAACAGTTCTTACTCGATGCAAAGCCGTCTAAAAATCCATACGCTATACTGAACCCAATGTGCGCTTAGTCGCCCGAGTTTTTCGTCTCTTCCGTGTCCGAGTGACCTGACGGTCACTTGGGCTATCTATGTGCCGTCACGGAGGAGGTACAGATGGCTCGTTATCGAGTCTTACAAGGTATTGATTACCCACCTAATAAAAGAGCCGAGGCTGGCAAAGTCGTAGATGACTTACCTGCAACCTCGGTCAAATGGCTTTTGGAATCAGGAATTATTGAAGATGCTGACAAGCCAAGTAAGAAATCAGAAGAGCCAGTTGTAGAAGAACCAAAAGTTGAACCAGTAGTCGAGAAGGTTGAAGAACCAATCGCAGAAGATGGTTTTGACCCTAACGCCGAAGATATTGATGGCGATGGTTTTGTCCAAGATGGCACCCCACATCAACGCCCAGTTGAGGAGAAATAATGCCTACTTTTCGCCATGGTAAAAATGTCAATGTCTTTATTGATGAGTTTGATTTTTCTACCTACTTTAATGATGTCAGCGCCTCTACCACGGTAGATACCGCAGAGACAAGTGCTTTTGGCACAAGCGCCAAAACCTATGTAGTCGGTCACCGAGATGGAACAGTTTCACTTTCAGGAATGTTTGAAGGAACTGCCTCAACAGGTACAGATGAATTTTTCAATACTGCTCTTGGTAATGCAACCAAGGCTTTAGTAATTGTTGCTCCTGAAGGTCATTCAAATGGCGCAGGTGCAATTATGTTAAAAGCGGACGATACATCTTACGAGGTCTCAAGTGCCATCGCAGATATTGTCCAAGCAAGTGCAGAATTCCAATCAACAGATGCAGTAGAACACGGAAAGATTCTTTCTTCAGGTTCAACTGTTACTGCGACTGGAAATGGAACTGCCGTAGATAACGGAGCCTCAACCACCAATGGCGGAGCAGGGTTCTTGTCAGTTCCAGTAAATACCCGCAATGGAAATATCACAGTAAAAATCCAACACTCAGCAGATAATTCAACTTTTGCTGACTTGGTTACTTTTACCGTGGTTTCAAGTACAACCAAAACTTCTGAAAGAGTTGAGGTTGCTAGTGGTACAACAGTAAACAGATACCTACGCGTGAACTACACAGTCGCAGGTTCAACAGGCTCGGCTACCCCTGTGGTGGCTTTTACTAGGAGGTAAAAAACAATGCCTACATTTCGTCATGGTAAATCCACCGTATTCAAGGTAGACAATTCAGGTGGAACACTTACCGATATTTCAAACACACTTACAGATGTTGGATTCCCACAAACAGTAGACACAGCCGAGACCAGCACTTTTGGTTCATCAGCGAAGTCTTATGTAGTCGGGCTAACAGATTCATCACTCAGCATCTTCAACAATGCCTGAATCTAAAAGCCACTTGACCGATTGCGGAGGTAAATCAGTAACGATTTCTCCAGCCTCGGCGCGTTTGTTAGGTGGGTAATCAATACCCTGTAAGACTCTATAACGAGCCATTAAAACCTCCTCCGTGACAGCACATGGGTAACCCAAGTAACCGTCAGGTCACTCGGACACGGAAGAGACGAAAAACTCGGGCGACTAGCGCACAGTAGGTCTAGTGTATCAGGCTATTTTTTCGGCAATCTGAAGAACCTTGCAACGAGTAATCAATGTTGAGAAAGTTTCTTTGTACTCATCTGAACCTTTGATTGTTCCCTTGATAACTGCCTTGTCGCCAACTTGTAAGTTTGTACCGCTTGAAGCAAACCACTTGAACTGGTACTCACCGCTTGCGAATGTGTAAAGAGTTGTCCAGCCGAACTGAGTCTCAAAGGTGTTCTCGCTAAGAACTGTAACCTCTAACTCCACGCGCTCGCCAGTTGGAGCAAATTGCTCAGCCTTGTAAACCTTAGCCTCTTGACGAGCAACTTCCTGCTCTTGGCTCTTTTGCTTTGCTTTGATGATTGAAACCAAGATTCCGATTGTGCTGTGGCTTTGATATTCCAAACCGCACACAACCCTGACATTCTCAGCGTAACTAGATTCGCCTTCAAAGTTCTTGCCGTATTCGATTAACTCTCTAGCCTTCTCATATTCAACCTCGGTTGGTTTTTCTCCTACAAATTCTTTCCAGTTATTAGCCCCGTGATGTCCGCCGTTTAAGTATTCCCAAACAAGAGACTTAGTAGAGATGCCTGAACCTGAAGGAATGTATCCACCCTTTTCGACCTGAGTGATTGCGTGAGCCAAGACTCCGACTGTTGAATGACCTGTCCAGCCGTTGCCTGAATATCCACCAAACTCTTCTTCGAAAGTTTCCTCTGTTGGTAAATAAGAAGCGCTGAACTCCCAACCAATGTAATCCTTTACGCAACTTGAACCAACCTGAGACAACTTGCCTTCTTCATTTTGAACAAAGATTACTTTTGAACGCAACCTAGATTTTTGGCAATGCTCGCAATAACCAACCTTGACTTCAGATGGCTTGATTTCACGACCACCTGCGATTGATTTTGTGATTGCTTTGCCTTCAATAAACTCAGCAACGCCGATGAACTGCCAGCCGTTAAATTTAACTGGCTCGCCTTCAATAACTAATACTTGATATTCGTGGCTAATGCCTTCTATTTCTTCAAAACGCTTTTCGATGCTTACTTGATAGCCACCGCTTAAACCTTTTTTCTGAGCGCGTTGAGCAAGTTTTTGTGCTTTAGCAAGAGTTTTCTCAACTCCTATTTCAGAGATTCTGAACTCTCTCATCTTGCCCTCCTCTCAGGACAAGACAAGTATATCACAACTGGGGTTAGTTATTCTCTCTTCTGAGGCGCTCTTCTTGAATCATTCCTAGGGTCAGGAAGTAGCCAATCCCATCTACTACCGTGTCGGGCTTGGTTTGATTGATTTCACGGGCAATCTTCATGCCTACCATGCAAAGGCTTACTTGCTCGGCAGAAACCTCACAGCCGAGGATTACAGACCATATCTTTGATGCTCTAGTGAAGTTATCAAGTGGATGTCCATAAGCGTCCTGACGCTCTCCTGAGACTAATTCAGCGGCGTATAAGGCTATATCTCTTGGGTCGTTCATAATACTTGGATGTCCGAGACTCCCTGGCTGGTCACTAGGAATGTCAGCACTCCCACAGCCGCAACCTCCCCCTTGGATTGTCTCCACCACACGCTTCCCCCGTCGAGGGCTGGTGCTTGTAGCCATTTGACTCCTCCCCAATCTGCTAGACGGAATGAATGATAATGACCTGAGACCAAACTTTCACAATCGTCTATTGACTGGCGCCCGAGTGTTTGGT